TCTTTTAATTCTTCTTGAAACGTTGAGTTTAATTTTTCTACAATAGCATCAAGATCTCTTACTTGAGCTTCTGCAGTTCCTAAATCATATTCATTACTAGGTCTTGTTAATACTTGTACTATCTTTGCCATTATCTTCTTCCGTCTGGTTGTATATCTAATTTAAAAGTCCCTAACTTCCAACTTTGATTTGTTGACGTGTTTTCTATTTTTAATGATACTGCTCTACCTCTAGCACGTGTGTCTATTTTTTTGGTAGTTGATGTAATATCAAATGGTCCAAGTGATGAACTAGCTCTTGCGTCATTAGGAAAATTTCTTAAATTTAATGTAATTCTTGTAGCTCCAGTTTGTGAAATAAAATCTGGTATAAATCTTCTTACTTTCATAAGAAATTCACCATCTCCTCTAAGATCTGCTGTTCCTGTTGATTGTCCTCTAACTGATCTTTGACTTATGTCAAAATCTCCAGAAGATATATTAGATAATATTGCTGTTGTTGCACCACCTCTAACTTGATCTGTCCCTGTTTCGTGTTCATAGTATGTTGTTCTACCCTCTGTGTTTCCTACAACATCAAACGAAGTATCATTAGCGCTATCGTATTCTGTTGCATGAGGTAAACCAAAGACAGCAGAATCTTGCCACATTGTTCTAGCTAAAGTTCCTACAGTCCACACAGGTCGTTGTGGAGAAGAATCAAAATAGTTATATGTAACCATTCTATTTACAACAGAAGATGTAGAGGTTGGATAGAACCATGTTACTTCACCAAAAAGATTATTTAATCCAGCAGATACCATCTGGTTACCAGAATCTAAATTTATATCATCATAAACATGGTCTTCTACTAAACAAGGCAGAGATTCTAGTTTACCGGCATATCTAAAAAAACCATTCTCTGACATCCAATATGCAGAACCGTCGACTTCAACACATGCGTTTTGTCCAACAAGTCCACAGTTAGTTCCAACTTGTGAAAAGGCAAATGTAAAAGGTTGACCAACAAATCTTTGTGTAAATAAAGCGGTATCAGTCCAAACATAAATTGCATCTCTACCTCTAATTGCTCCTCTAATTTGTGATCCATCAGCTAGTCTTTGTGTACCTGCTGTATTGGTTGCTGTCGGTGTATAAGTATTAATATCTTCTTGGTCAGAGAATCTAACAAACATATCATCTTGTGTTCCTGTATCTCCGATAGTTGTTTCTGTTCCAAAAAATACTAAGTGTCTATCAGGTGTAGATACTAACATATGTCTTGACGCTGTTGGAGCGCCAGATATAATAGTTGCTCTATTTGCAGTTGCGTCTGTTGCTGCAGAGTTCCATTCAAACACAGCGCTATCGTGTATTAAACAAATAGCCTTGTCACCAAAATTATCTAATGACCACATACCAGGTTCAAGAACTAAATCTCCTGATGCTGCTTCACCCCAACCAATAAATGTAGTTGTACTTGTAATAGTTGCTCCACCGCTATGAGCTGCTTTTGTAGTTCCACCTACCTCTCTAGTTACACCTGTAAGTTCACCCGTAGCTGCAATACCAGTGTAGGATATTTCTTCACTATCTATTTGTAAGAAGTTTGTCCCTGCAGTTGGAAACTGTGATGAGTCTACTAATATAATACCTGTTGTTGCAGTGTCTGTAATACCATTTTGTAGTGTTGTTGTTGGGTTACCAGCAACTTGTCCTCCCCATGATCCCAATGACCAACCAAAACCTTTTGCTTGTACAGCTGGTCCTACTGGATAGTAGTGTTGTACTCTAATACCACCTGATGTTGTTGCGCCAGATCCAGCTTCATTTGATGGCATTGTTATAGTCAAGGTTGTGCTGTTAGGCACGGATGTTACCATAAATTTTTTATCTTTAAAATCTGCTTCTGCAAAGTTTGAATTAGTTATTGCAGAAAAGCTATCTAATAATATAATGTCTTGTGCCGATATATTGTGTGCACTACCAAAAGTTATTGTAACTTCAGCTGATCCGTTGGTCGTGCTAAATGCACTTGTAAGCGTTGTTGTAGATTTAATAGGGTGTATGTCATAATACACACCACCAGAGAAAGCATATAAAATTCTATTTGTACCAATAATTGCGTATTTTCTAGCCAGACTATTTACGAAATGATGCAATCCTCTTCCTGCACCTGTAAGATTACTACTTCCTAGTTGTTTCCAACCACCTATCTTTTCAGGTATACCGTAACGAAACCTAACGTTATCACAGTCAGTCCATTGACCTTCTGCTCCAGTCTCTGTAATCTGTTTGTTTATTCCTGGCTGAAAACCTATCTTTTGTAACATATAACTCCATTATATATTAAAAGGCCCAGCTTACAAACGAGTATCGTGTGCCTTTTGTTGTCTCTCTAACTTCATGAGGGTACATAAAATTAGAAGGAAACAATAGTATATCACCCGTTTTTAACTTAATTTTCTCTCCTCTGCAATAGAATTCAGAGCCCTCATAGTCTTCATTTAAGTTGGCTACAATAGACACTAATGGCACTCCCTTCATTTGACCATCAAATATACTATGTATATGATCATAATGCTCTCTCATCATAGTGCCAACAACATATCTATTAAAACGTATGGGACTAAACTTACTGAGCCATGGTCCTTGAGTCTTTTCTCCTGGTGTACTATGCTTTTCTTGATACTCACCTAATGCTTTAACTAAGTATGGTGTTATCTTTGCTTGTTGTTCTTTGGTGCAATTCATTACATCCAATTCTTTTGTGGGTTCAGAAGTATTAGTCCCTTCAGCATAATTATTCCAAGTATGTTTTTTCCAAATACCTTTATTACACTCATCTATTAACTCTTCACACAACTCTTTGGGTATGTGATTTCCTACGTATATGTAGTCTTTAATTGTGCTCATTCATCATCCTCCTTATATCTAAATGTGTTAAACTTTGTTCTGATCCTAATGCGTCTATACTAAACGTATTAAAAGATATACTAATTCTATCTTCATCACCTTGGTTTATTGTTACAAGGCAACATAAAAGACTCTGAGTTTACATGATTATATTTTATAGGGTCTAATTTAATACCCCCTTGTATTGTCTTTGAAAAATTAATAGGTGGTAGTTTTTCGTTTATTTGAAAATACATCACACCAGATATAATACTATTAGGATGCACATGTTCGTGATGTTTAGATCCTTTTGGATTTCTATTAGCCCAACATTGTGTAATTATTAATCTTTGTTTTGATTGTAAAACATCTGTCGTAAATTTATTTACAGACTCACCTAAAAAGTTTTTTATATTTTTTAATTTTTCTTGACGTAATAAATATGAATCATCAGATCTATAGTTACCGTTTTGTTGTTGTTCACGATAACTAATTGTTTTTAAATATGCTAACTCTTCATCAATCGATTGTTCGTAAGGTACAATTAATAAAGGTGTTGGAAATATTTGCAACAATTCTTCTTTCATTTCATCCAATAGTTACATTGTTTATATTTATCAATGATATTTTTTGGTATAATACTATACGCATCATACTTTTCTTTGTAGTTGCTTATAGCACCAGTTGTAAGTGTATGCAACCCCTTGCCGACTACGTTATCATCATAACCCGTGTCGTTTACTTTAAACTGACTTATATTATTAAAGTCATGTTTAAATTTTGGTATGTCTAAAAAATTATATACACCATCTATGGTATTTTCTGTATTTTCTACAAGGTCATTAAATTTTATTAAATGATATATTTCTTTAGGTTGATAATCCAATAAATGTTTTACACCTATTAATTCTTTTACAATTTGACCCTCTTTATTCATTAGCATATCACATTTTTCTTCTACAGTTTTAGCTTCATATTGATTTACAAAAGATGTTGGTTCTCTATTAGACCAATCAATAAATGAACCTAATACTTCTATTATATCTCTAACAAGAATTATTATTTTTATATTAGATTTTGTTTCTTTTAAAAATTTTAAATTTATAGGATATCCCCAAGGTGCTCTATCAATTATATAGTCTTGTTTCCAATCTTTGTAATAATTTTCAAATACAGTCTTTGCTACGTTATCAAAAGATTTATGATCAGGAAAATTTTTAAATATATCTGTCTGTTTAAGTAAAAATAATTCACCTATCATGTCAGCACAAATACTATTAGCTGTTGCTGCAACGTCAGGGTTCTGATTTATGATAGAACCAAATATAGTATTACCAGCACGGGGTAATCCGTGTAGGAAAAATATATCTTTCATATGTAGGATATTACACTATTTTATTATGCTTGTAAACCACCATGTGAGTCTGAACAACCTGACACAGATTGCATTGCAACTATTAAATCTCCAAAATCTGCAGCATCACCTGTTGAAGCTATGGTCACAAAATCCATAGTAATATTGTCTCCAGGTGTAGCACCACCAGTAAATACACCTCTTACTGAATTAGATAAGCCAGCTAAATTTGCTCTAGCAACAGTAAGATCTCCAAAATCTGTTGCATCGCCAGTGCTAGCAATTGTAATGTAGTCTATTACATTTTGAAAATTAGGTGAAGAACCTGAATTACCACCACCAAAGATTGCTCTTGTTGAATTTGAAGCACCAGCCAATAAATTTCTAGCAACTGATAAATTACCAAAATCTGTTCCATTACCTGTTGATGCTATAGTGATATAATCTATTTCATTTTTATAACTAGGGTGAGCATCACCCCCAGCAAATATACCTCTTGTAGAACTTCCTGCTCCTGCCATATAAGCTCTAGAAAGAGCAAGATCGCCAAAGTCTGTTGCATCTCCTGCTGTGGCCATTGTTACATAATCTATTGTGTTTACTCTAGATCCACCATCTTCTCCTCCAGCTATTACACCTCTAGTTGCACTAGATAAGCCTGCTGGTCCTTGTCTTCCTACTGTAAGGTTGCCAAAGTCGGCTGCATTACCTTGAGTAGCGTATTCAAAAGATTCTATTACATTGCCTTCAGAAACATCTCCCGCATAAAAACCTCTTGTTAAACTACCAAAACCAGCACCTCCATACACAGCTGCTAATAAATTTCCAAAGTCAGATGCATTACCTGCTGTTGGAATAAATGTTAATTGTATTTCTTGTTTTTTATTAGGTGCATCATATCCTCCTAATGTAAATCCTCTCCCTGATCCAGGCATGTAGTTTACTGATGCACGTTGAGGAAATTGATCTGTTTGTGGTATACCACCATGACCATTACTTACACCAAAACATTGGTGAAAAGTTGTTATAGTATCACCAAAGTCTGATGCATTACCTGTTGTTTGAATTGTAAACACATCTAAATTATTTGCATTACTTGGTGATTGTTGTCCTTGAATAGCTGATCGTACAGAATTAGAACAAGCAGACGCATCACCTGTTGCAACTGTTAAATCACCAAAATCTGTAACGTTACCTGCTGTTGCAATAGTTATAAATTCTATGTCAGTCGATAATCCTGGTTCTGAACCACCTGCAAAACATATTCTAGTTGGATCTGAAGATTGACTAACACCCCATTTACTTGCAGATAAATCTCCAAAATCAATACAGTCTGCATTGTTGGCAATTGATTTTACACAAATAATATTACTAGCGGGATAAGCTCCAGCACTAATATATCTTGTATTGTTTCCACCACCACATGACCATGTTAAATCATTTTGAGTAACATCACCAAAAGCTGCAGCATTACCTTGTGATGCAATTGTAAAAACATCTAACGTATCGTTTGAAGATGCTTGAGCTCCTGCTATACCTCTTACATTATTAGAGTGACAAGTATTTGTTGTTTGACCAGTTCTTCCTAAATCTCCAAAGTTAACAAAGTTACCTGCATTAAATGGATTAGCAAAGTCCATAGTATTTACATCACTAGGTGTAGTACCACCGCATCTTATTGTTCTAGTTAGTGCACCTGCTGCTGCAGTTTTTTTAACTGACTCAGTTAGATCACCAAAATCTGTTGCATTACTATTTGTAGAAATATTAATTTGTTCTACTGTATTTGCTTCTGGATTATTACCACCATATAAACCAATGTTACCTGGTTCAATCCATTGATTAGCTCTTTGTTTTTTATAAGCTTCTCGTATATCCCAAACTTTTCCTTGATTAGACATTATTGTAAACCTCCATGACCGTTAGAATTTCCACTTTGACCAAAAGCTCCAGCTAGATTTGAACTTGTTATATCTCCAAAATCTTGAGCATTACCTAAAGATACAAATGTAATAGAATCTATTACAAGACTAGCTGATGGAGCTTGACCACCTCCAAATATACCTATTACATTATTAGAACCATTAATTGTCATATGAGATTTTGCAACTGTTAAATCTCCAAAATCTGTTGTGTTACCCGTTGATGCAGTGGTCACATATTGTATTACATTAATTTTACCTGGTGCATTTCCACCTGCAATAACACCTCTAGTTGAACTAGAAGTACCAGCAGGTCCAGTTGTATTAGCAGCTAAATTACCAAAATCTATAGCATTACCTGTTGAAGCAATTGTTACATAATCTATTGTATCGGTACTAGGACTTCCACCAGCCCACACTCCTCTTGTAGGAGATGAAAAACCCGCTAAAGCATTTCTAGCCACCGTTAAATCTCCAAAGTCTGTAGCGTCTCCACTTGCCGAAATAGTTACATAACCTATGTTATTTAAATATCCACCACCATATCCCCCACCGTAAACACCTCTTGTTTGATTTCCAAGTCCACATGGATAGTTTGTACCTGTGACTAAATTTCCAAAGTCTTTAGAGTTACCAAGACTTCTAACCATAATTTGATCAATTGTATTTATTAAAGTGCTACCTCCATCAGGTGATCCTCCAAATAAAAGTCCTTTAACTGTTCCACCAATTCCACCATTAGCATATGCTGAATAAGACATGTCACCAAAATCAAAACTGTTTCCTGTTGTTGTAAGATCAACTGCTTCAATTGAATTTGAATAACTTGGATAACCTCCACCCGCATAAGCTCTAGTTGCTATTCCTTGAGGAACAGTAATAGAATTACCCATATAGTTATGATTAGTACAATAAAAAAATAGTCTATAAGGTGTAGAAGATGTGACTTCTATTTTTGTAAATGCTGTTGCTGAACCTGGTGTACCAGATGTTGTAACACCTGTTGTATATTCTGATCCAGAGTTGTGTGTACCACCAGATATTAGTGAAAATCTTAATGGGTGTCCACCATTAGAACTATCGTCTTGATTAAATTCGTATGTGCATCCTGGAAATAAAGTTACATATGTTTGAAGTATACCATCTAAATAGTACTTGTTTCCTGAACCAGGATTAACAACTGTTACAGTATATTTAAATGTTGTTGATCTAGCCACCGACTAACCCTCCTTGACCATTTCCTACAGTTGCAGGTACTGATTTTGCTGTTATTAAATCACCAAAGTCTGTTGCGTTACTAGTTGATGCAATAGTAATATGCTGCATTACATTAGTTACACTTGGAGTCGTGCCACCTACAAAAACACCTCTTATTGTATTAGACATATTACCTCTACCTTGTGCTTGGTTATTTGCAAGTAAATCACCAAAGTCAGTTGCATTCCCTGTTGATGCAATAGTAATATATTGCATTACATTAATATAAGCAGGAGATGTATCTTCACCACCAGCCCATACACCTCTAGTATCAGAACCAACTGCTGCAGTTTCATTTACAGCTGCCAATAAATTTCCAAAATCTGTTGCATTACCTGTTGTTGAAATTGTTACATAATCTAAAACATCTGTATAAGATGGAGTAGATCCCGCACCTCTTACTGCTCTTGTATTAGATGCTGTTGCTCCACCTTGTGAAACTGAAATAGTTGTATCACCAAAATCTGCTGCGTTACCTAAAGATGAAATAGTAATATAATCTATAATATTTCCTCTAGTTGGTGTTGCACCTGCCATAAATAAACCTCTAGTATTATTGTTAGCACCTGAAGTAAATCTACCTGACGTTAGATCACCAAAGTCTGCGGCATTACCTTTTGTAGAAAACTCTACATAATCAATTACAGCTGAGGCTGTAACTACTGGTGATGCATTACCACCAGCAAATATCGCTCTAGTTTTACCACCTATACCGCCCAAACCTGCTCTTGCTTGTGATAAATCTCCAAATTCATTTTCATTACCTGTAGAAGATATTGTAATAAAACCTATTTCATTTAATTTTGTAGGAGTTTGACCCCCTGCTATAATACCTCTATCCCCACCAGCTTCGTTAAAAGGTATTGGTCGTGTTCCTTGATACCCGTCGTTTAGTCCGCCGTGCGCTTGTGAAGTTCCACCGATACCTAATATCGAATTTAATAAATCACCAAAATCTGTAGCATTACCACCTGTTGGTATATTAAAAAAATCTATTACATTTGAAACACCAGGTGATCCACCACCTGCTATTAAAGATCTAACAGAATTATTAGAAGAAGCACAATCTCCTCTTGCTAAAGTTAAATCTGCATAATCTGTTCCATTACCTTGGGAAGCAATTGTTATAAAATCTATAGCTGCTGAATCGGCTGGGTTTCTAGCACTACCAAAAACACCTCTTGTTGAAGAAGAGTTTCCTCCAACAGTTCCTCCCATAGCTGCACTTAAATCTCCAAAATCTGTTGCATTACCTGTTGTCATTAATTCTACAAAGTCAATTGTATTTTGAACTGAAGGTGAATCACCACCTGCCCAAACACCTCTTGTTGGCGAAGCTGCAGAACCTAGTCCTGATCGTCCAACTGTTAAATCTCCAAAGTCTGTTACATTACCTGTTGAATCTATATTATAATATTGAATTATATTACTACGACCTGGGTTGTCATAACCTCCACCAACCACAGCTCTTATTGCGTTTGAACAAGTTGCTGTACTTTGTAATTGAGTTGATAAATCTCCAAAGTCAGCGGCATTACCTTCTGTTGCAAAAGTTACATAGTCTATTGTTGTTGAATCACTACCACCATTAAAAACACCTCTAGTAAAATTACCAGAATGAAAAGTTCCCATGTATTCTCTATGTGTAGATAGATTTCCAAAAACAGCGGTATTACCTGTCGTAGATAAAGTAACGGATTCTATTAAAGATGATCCAGGGTTTCCTCCTGCAAATAAACCTCTAGCTCCATGGTTCGGCCAATACCCACCCATAACCGCGTCATAGACTTCACGCAGTTTCCAAACGCCCGAAGCGTTATCAAGTTGCGGGTAGTTAGCCATTTACTAACCTATCTTTTTAGACCAGATATTTGTGGCTGCAGTTGCTTGATCGAATGGTACAGTTGCATTCGGATCTTCAGAACTAGGATCATCGTCAGTCCAAGTAGATGTGTATGTATCTAAATACGTTTTTACATCTGCTTCACTTGCAAGTTCACCAAGTCCTACTTCACTTGAACCATCAACCGTTGCACCAATCATAATCTCAGAAGTATCAGGATAATATCCACCATCATCTATCCACGATGGAATGTGTCCTG